CCGAGCCAAACCCTTTATAGATAATTACTTATGGCTTGTTGGATTTTCTCTTTCAAGTTTATCAACCGCCGGTAATCCACCAGCATGATAGACATTTCGTTTATAGCTTAACCTTTCACTTTTGCTAATTTTCTTCATCTTCTCTGCTATTTCATGCTTCTTTGATTCTCCTTTCTCATGTACTCCTTGTCGCTTCATTTCTTTTTTGAGATTAGCATGTGATGAACCTTCTTTTTTACCCTCGGCTTTATCCATCCAATCCCACATTGCCTTATGTGCCATTACTTTTTTAACTAACTAATAATTATTTCTTCGCCCACGACGTATGCTTCTTAACTGGATTGTAGGGTTTGCTCATAAACTTTTCTAGCTTATGTGCAGCATCCTTAATCCCGTGCATCTTACCTGCAATCGTCTTACGACTCGGTTTCTTCTTCCACTCACCGTCATGGTGAACGTAACCAGATTCCTTTGCGTGAGCCGATTCTGCTTCCTTACTTGGTGCGCTCATTGTTTTTAATTAGTTACTAATGGGAAACTGAACACCTGCAATTCGGATGGAAAGGTGGGGCTTCACCTCCTGTCTTCTGCGAACCTGCCTTAGCGCGACAGATAGGACAAGCATCACCTTGTGCAGTAACCGTTACACGCTTCACACCTTCCTTGGCAGCTTGCTTCTCTGCGGCCTGTGCTGCGTTGCGTGTCTGCTCGGTACGAATTACGCGGTCAATCTGCCATTTCTTTTCAAGCTTAGGCGATACCGACTTCACCATTCCTGCAAGAGTACGCTTACCAACCTGTGAACCATAATTCTTAATAAAGCCCTGCGCCGCCGACAACTCTTTCTTCGACAACGCTTTCATTTTGCTAGCAACCTGTTTCTTGTCCATTACATCTTGCTGGCTACCTTCTTGCGTAAACTCTTTCGACCTTTCTTTTTGTCTTTCTCGCCCGCTTCCATGACCTGAACCTGGTTGATGTCTTTCGACCACGGCTTATCCTCTAGCTGGTCTTTGATGTAATCTCCTTTCATTGAATAGGTACTGAACTAATAATCTCCTGACTTTGAGCTTCTGGGGACGCTGGGGACGGGGGATTGACCTCATGATTAGCCTCGGCTTCCGATACCATTCCTGTGCCCTGTGGGAGCTGTGTGGGGGGCATCTGGAAGTCAGGCCACAATGCAGTCGGCGACAACTTACCTTGCTGTACCATTTGCCATATCAAGAGCTTCTTTGCAGCCTCTTTTGGGTTCGGGAAGTCCAAGGCCTCGTAAAGGGAAATAGGGTCAATAGCTTGCGCGCTCCACAAGTCCATCGCTTCATTGCGCTTCGTAAGCGGGTCTTTCGGAATCAGCGAACCTTCCTTAATCGTAACCTTTAGTTTGTGGATGAGGTCGGTATTGATGAGTGTGGTAATCTCATCGCCCATATCAGACGGGAAACGATGTGTTTCTGTGTAGTACACATACATCATCTGCAACCACCAGTTGTTGATTGTTTCGGCGAGCAACTCGATGTATTCAGTAACACCACCACCAATTCGAGAGGCGTCCAACTGATTTATCATTATCTTGCCGCGTACCGTTTTCTGTCCTTCCAAGGCTTCGGGAGTTGAACCAGAAGTACCGAAGATATTGCGCAACTCGTTACGAGCGTCATTCAGGTGTTCAAATACAGTTCCTGGAAGAGCTGGGGCAGTATCGCGAACATACGCCTGTGAGATATCACCTTCGGGAACCCAAAGGGGATTGCCGCGCGATAACTGTGTCGCTGCTTCGGCTGCTTGCTCCTTCGTGAAGTATTTACCTGAAAGCACAATGCCTTGGTTCTGTGAGTCAACATTCTTGTCTATCTGTTGGTAGCGACGGTTGATGAGGTCTTGGAGCGAAACGTTCTGCGTCATGAGAGAAGTCTCATCATGTGGTCGCTTGCCAAGGTTGAACACGGAAAGACAAACGTAAGGGATTTCACGCTCTTCAAAATGGTTCTTGCCCTCCACGCCATCGCCGTCGTAGTTCCAGTGAGGATGCTTGAATGAGCCAAGCACTTCTTCTTCGAGGGTGAAGAACACATCGTCGGGTGTCCACCATTCAATGATTTGCAACTTCGTACCCATTGCGCCCGAAGCTTTCTCGGCGATGATAGCTTTCTTCTCTGGGAAGAGCTGGGTTAGCTTGCGAGCTGATAGCTTCTTCTTCTCTCCGATGTAGTCGCCCTTATACTGGCCGGCAACGGTAATCTCGGCATGAGGGTCAACAATGAGGTTGGTCGGGTTTACAACGATAAGGTCAACGTCGTTCTTCTTGGTGTTCCAAACCACTTTCGCGGAACCAAGCAGATTCAAAATCCAGTGGCGCGTAATGGCCTTTAGCTTCATGCGAAGATGTAACGTGTCCGCTTTGTCCTTTAGGGCGCACTGTACAGCCCCTACGAGCTTTTGCTTCTGTTCCTCGGTTTGAGCATCGTCCTCGGAAGAGCCAACAATCTCGACGATTGCTTCAGGGTTTCCTCGCGTAGCAATAGGAAGAAACGTCTCAACTGCCTCGAAAAGCAAGTTGTCTACTAACGGTTTCTTGGCTCCTGCGGTCTGTAGGTCATTGTAGTGCTTACCAATCCAGTAGTTGTAGTTGTCCTTTTGCTGTGTCTCGATGTCCTTGATGTACGAGTAATGCCGCTCTCGCCAAAGACGAGTGAGCTTCTGAATCTCGCTATCGGACATAGAGGACTTGAACTCGGGGATAGGGGCATCTGCGCCGTCCTCATCGCCTTTCTTCTTCGCTTTGTTCACATCAGAAAACAAACCCATCACACCGCGTGTTGAGTTAAATATATTGTTTGACGATTCTATGGCCATAGTTGTTTGTAATAAAAATTAGTATGTCCGAGTAGGACGTATCATGTATTTGCCATCAGGGCTTGCCGTATACCCTGCAAGGCCAATGTCATTTGAAATGTCAATTATCGCTCCTTCACCTTCCATAAATCTATCCATGCCTGCGCGCCAGTAGCTCGTCGCATGAACCCAGTCATCGCGGTCAGAACGCTGCCACACATAGCGTGGTCGTCCGAGGTTGTCTTCTTCAACTGTTCTGTAAATGTGCGACCAGTGTACCCAATAATCGTACCAGTCAGTTTCATTTCCGCAAATGGGAATACGGCAATCTGTCAACTCGTCAATTACCAGTTGTATTGTGCGGTTGCGGTCAAGAGTAACAACACCCGCATTATCATCCCACGAAAAGATTTCATCGGTCTTTCTGTCCTGTCGATAGTAGGCGAGAAACACACGGTTCTTGTACTTCTCTCGGAGTGCTCGGGAACCGATAATATCACCGCCTTGGTCTATCACCATAATCGCCTTTGGCCAACGTTTCAGGAGGCTATCTAGCTCCTCGTAGCCCTTACATTCGCCATAGTAAAATAAACCTTTTTTGTTACCAATGACGTACCGTATATCAACGCCTGTGTCCACGCCAATCACAATGCGACCCTCTTGCCTGTTTATATCGTCAGTGAGGTTGCGCAATATGACGTCCTTAGTAACTATGTTACCCGACCCTATATACGGTTCACCGAGCACGAAGTTAGTAAAGAACTCGGGGGTCTTGGTCTCTTTCAATTCATGAATAGTATCCGCCGAAACCCAGGGGCACATCAAAAGGGAAATCCAGTAACCCGATACGTTATCCACATCCCTGAACTTCTTAACCCATTGTCCACCCTTCGAGCGATTCAACTCTGCGGCGCATTTATTACATCCAAAGTAATAGTGTTCATCACGTTTCATGACGTTTGGATAGGTGAGGTACTGCTGGTGGCCACATGCATCACACTTCAGAAACCAATGCTTCTGGTCGCTGCGGTTCCATAGTTTATCAACGCCGATATCAGGAACGCTTGGGTTAGAGAATAACCACTGCCAGGCGTACTTGGAGTGCTGGAGACGAGAATAGTATTGGTCGACAATCTTCAGGTTGCTTCGGTCAACTTCATCGTGAACGTTGAGG